AGTATGAGTGTTTTCTATTCTTAATACTGGCTCCAAAGTACCCGTTGATTGTAAATGCAGTAATTCTAATGGCGCATCAGTTCCAATACCGATATAGCTTCCGCTTTGAGCTATGACTGAATCACCAATTGTGTCCGAATCAATCCATTGTGGAATGTAGGTTGCAGTACCGTTACCACCAACCCCAGAGAGCACGTCCTCAATCATCTTCCATTGCGGACCGCCCGCTTCACTCGTGAAGACATGACCTGCAACTCCGCTTGAATTGGTTGAGTCGTAAAGGACACCGCTGATGATTGCGTCACCCGCGACATGTAACTTGTGTTCCGGGAGAAGAGTGTTAATACCAACATTGCCGTCTCCTTGAATCCGCATTTGTTCGGCCGCAGATCCAGCTTCAGGCTTAGTAGCGAATCTAAGATAACCTCCACTATCATCACCCGCGTTGCTATCCGTTGTTTCAACGTGGGCACTTATATAAGCAATTCCCTTACTGTCACCATCGGCAGTTGCTCCATCTGTATTATTGGTGTTTACAAATTGCACACGGCCAACCGCATAATTGTTATTATTACTCCCACGGGCTAATTCTACTGTCGCAGCAACAGTATCGAATATAGTGAGGTAATTACCTGCATTACTAAAACCAGTAAAGATACCCGGCGTATAAGTCCCAATGCCAACCTTACCATTGCCCTTAACAACAAAAAGGTGATTTGTACCATTATGTGTAGAAAAAATAGCGTCCGAACTCGCAGAATCAACTCGCACCAATAATCCGTTTCCAGTACCCGTATTTGTATTATAAATTCTGGAAAGCCACGTTGTACTAGACTCCCGAACTTCAAATCTAAATCCCGGCGCAGTAGTCCCGATGCCGACATTACCGTCACGCTGTATCGTCATAACGGCGGAACCTAAACCGCTTGACGCCGCCAATTTAAATTTATCAGAATCAGATTGATCTGTACCTATCGACCAATCAACTCCATCAGAATCAAATTTAATATGAGGATCAGCCGTCCCGCTTCCTCCACCAGCATCAATTATCAAACGAGGACTAACATTGGCCGCAGAGCTTACTATAGAAACGGTTGGCGTAGTTGCGTGTTCCACGTCTAGTGGGTATGATGGCGAATTAGTTCCGATGCCGACGTTTCCATCGTAATCTATAACCATCCCCGTTATAGTAGGACCAACAAGATGGTTAGATGAAGTATGAGGCTGGAAAGAGATACCCATGTGATCCCAATCTCCCCCTCTCAAACTTCTATAAGCGTTAATTTGAGTTCTGCGTTCAGGCCAATAATCGTCCCCGATAGATAGTGAAGCCCAATTGCCCCCTTGCGGAGGATCACTACTGACACCGGCGATATGCAGATCAGTAAGCGGACCAGTTATCCCGATTCCGACTTTGGTTCCGTTATCAACTAAAGCTCCCGTCGTTAAAGTATCCTCATCAGACCAACGAGCTACATAGTTTGCAACGCCGGAACCCCCAACGCCCGAAAGAACTGATTCAATATTTTTCCAGTTAACGCCGGTTGCTCCCTCATTGGCGAGAATCATTCCCCCTTCTCCAATCCAATTGTTGGAGTCGTATACATTTCCCGAGATACCTAACTTATTGACATTCAGCCGGTTACCATCGGTGAAAGTTAAGTCAGCATCCCCGCCGAAAACTCCACCATCATTAAATTGAACCGTAAAACTATCACCGGAAGGAGACCCCCCGCCACCTCCGCCACCCTGAAGCGCAACCCAATCTGACTCTATCGAACTGTTACCGGTCTTAACGTACGAAGTCTGATTACCGGTATTAATAAGAAAGGCTCCCTGCAATACGCCAGTGGGCCTCGTATCCCCCGTGTTTGCTGTAAACCTATCTCCTGCATATCTCGTAATCGCCATATCATTATAACGGATAATCAGTAACTACATCAGCAAAAACCGCAGCGTTTATTCTTGTAAAGGTATAAAAATTAGTTTTGTTCGCCGCAACCTCTGGTTCACTGACGACCCAGTAGAGAGTTGTTCCGGCGATTGTTGTAAAAGCAGAAGCTTTAGCGCTTCCGCTTCCGTTTTTTACGTAATACCTTAGCGTTTGACCGTCAGAAACGTTTGTAAAAGTTGTCGCCAAAGCCACTAGAGTGGACACATAATAAACATTGGAGTCGTTCCAATCTAAAGTGGTAGCTCCCGCAGTTTCAGTTACCTCTTTGGAGCCCTTAGAGTTGCTAACTCTACTAGCGGCCGCTTTGTAAGTAACTCCACCATCCACCACAGCGAGAAAAGCTCCACTTGGCACAGGATTTAAAGTTGTTAATTGAGATATTTTTTTATTTGCCATTTTTCCTTATACCTTATTACTATATACACTATTTAATACAGCGGAAATAGATTTGTAGTTAATAAATCGTCAGATTCTTGCTGCAAATAGAACGCATTATTGCTCCCCCCCTCCAACAAAACAAAGTCCTCCACCTTTTCCGCTCCTAAAACACCACTTATAAAAATCCCACTTCCCTGATTGTCGGGGTCTATCTCCACGCTAAAAGAAGCGTCAAAGGTTTTATTGTCCCCAATGTCCGCGGAATAACCAAAGTTATCTAATTTGGCTCCGACAAACGAATACCTCAACGCTTCATCCCCTCTTCGAATTGGGATGGCTCCTCCATTAATTGGAGCACCCGTACTTTCTGGACAGTTGGTAGTCGGATTTACTTTTATAGTAAAATCGTATCCACTATTTATATTAATCAAATCAACTAAAGAACCACTTGTCCCAGATTCCACAATTCCATTTAACCCAAGGGTTGCTATAATAGGAGTGCTAGCCTTGGTGTCCACGGGAAATTTATAACCTAAATTATTTAAAGGCTCGCGATTTAATTCTATCCCAATGCTATAACTCTGAAGATGAAGCTTGTTGAAATCAACGCCAAGACCCGAAAAAGAATCCGTAGTGATAGAAATATCCCCGGGCTTCAACGCGCTGTACCCCTCCTCAGCTAAAACTCGGGGAATAACCACCTCAGATACCCCGTTCAGCTTTCCGCTTTTTGTTTCGATGTCGGGAGCCATGAAACCACTTCCACTCATATCGAAATTCATATTATAAGCCGAATAAGAAGCGGCTGCCGTGGCGAACCCCCCCACTTCTCCCTGTGTAGAATAGGAATTTAAATAGCAATTACCAAAAGATATAACATGATAACCCGGAGCATTATCGTCTATGCCTTGGTAGATGTCAGCTTCGGTAAAATCCTCTTTGTAATAACCTTTATCTATATCGTCACCCTCCTCGTTAACTGCTACATAAATATTCCGGCAATCTCTATACTGATTAATTAAAAAATTTGAATCTGGCAGCGGGAGAGTTCTAGTTTTGTTTGGCTCGAAAAATCCCGACAAGAGAGAAACATCTAAATTGTTAGAGTAAAAAGGAGCTCCACCTGAGATACCCTCAAATTGGGGGTAATTAACATTAAAACCCATCCTAGCTTCGTTTTTCGTACCACATAAAAAATAAGCAAAATCTAATCTCACAGTAGGGTGGTTAACAATAGGTCTATCTATTAGACCCCTTGTGCTAAGTTGATTTACATTGGTGTGAGGGACATCAATAGAATAACTTACCGATTGGATTCTATCGATACTATGAAGAAGATTTAATTGTTGGTAAAGGTTTGAGTGGTCGTTGGTTGGAAGCCCACCCGTATAAGAAATAAAATTATACCCTGTCGTTCCGGTCAACGCAGGCCCAGCATACAAGGCTTGACAATTGTAAATTACCCGTTGCTGAGCCATTATTTTTCCCCTTCGTGAACGCTCGCATATAATATTCCCGCTAAGAAGTCGTCCACTTGATGCTCATAAGCAACATCTTGGACCTTCTTAACTCTTTCGTGGTTTCTGTCTGTGGGCTCGGCAGCATACCGTCCCGCCTTAGCCAGCCAATTTGGCGGATCCTCATTGGCGATCACTATATTAGTTATTTCTCGAGCTACTTCCTTCTGTTGTTTACTTAATCTTTTACGTTTATGAATCTGCCTCAAGGAAGCCTCTACTTCTAAGTTTAATTTATCCGAAAGGTTTAAGTGTTCCTGAATTCGGGAAAGGCTGAAATTAAGAGCCGCCTTGTTTCCTATCGGGGTCTTCTTGTCTTCTTCTTTTTTCTTCTTAGTTCCCGGAGGTCGGCCGCTCATTTGTGGCATCTTAGCGCCACCTATTAAAGGTTCATAGAGGCCTTCGTTCTTCATCTCTTGGAATTTCTTTTGTGACTCCAAAGATTCTTCCGGGGTTGGGAACCTTCCTGACTCAATAGCCTGCATTCCCTCTTCGGCGGTTAGAACCCCAAGTTCAATCAAACGACTATAAATTCGTGAGTAAACAGATGTATCCCTCAGGTCGACTTCTTCAAAATGAGCGTCAGGATAGTTCTTGAATCCCATCTCTTTGGATACTCTCCTAATTTCCGGCATTAAGAAATTCTCAAGAAAGACTCGCCTCCCCTGCTTGAGCCTTTCCATGAAGACTTGAACCTTGATGCTCGTGTTGGCAAATTTCTCATCACTCAGTAGGATGTTATTTAACCCCATTTGAATGTCTTGGTTGACAACGTCATACTTTTTGGGGTCCAAAATGTTACCTATGTCAGGAATAACGAACTTGGCCTCAGTTGTGTAATCTGAAATTAAAACCCGACCTACAGATTCGTTTTCAAAGAGCTTCTGCATGGCCATGAGATTTTTTTGGTTCACTCCTCCGTCTTGAGGTTTAGTGCCCATTGTTATCAGAAGAATAGCTTGATTGGTGGTTCTTGATACCGCCATGTCCATCTGTTTCATCTCCTGTTTCCAATTTATATCTTCCAATACTGGATACCCCATGGGAACAGCAAATGGTTCGTAGTCTTGCTTTTTATAAAAAACGGCAACGAGTCTATCGGTGTTGAGAGGAATAGTTACAGCAGCCATACCCGTCCTCTTTGTATCCTTTATCAGTTTCTTAGTTTCTTCTGGGAGGCTTTCAAATACTTCTTTTTGTTCGTCGGTTTGGGGATGACGTAGAATTTGCAATTCATAATCCGTAATCACTTTATAATAAACTCCGCTGCTAAAAGCTATGCTTCCCTGAAGCTGAATATCGGATGGATTAAGAATTATATACTTGGAAGGAATTTCAATATTCTCATTAGCTTCACTCAATCCAAACGTCTGATTAATCTTAAAAGCGTCACTTTTTTCCATCTCAGCGTTGAATCTGTAAATAAAAACATTGCCAGACCTATAGTACTCACGAAAAAACCTACTCTGAAGGTCATCAATATTTATCTTTCGGAACAACGTCTCAAAAAACTCCCTAGATTTGCGGCTCCCACCAGTATAATATAAATTGCTTATGGAAAACTCGGTCATTAAGTCAATAGTATTTCTGAAAACCGAGAAGTTATAATAGGCCTTTTGACAAAGAATAATTGTATCCCGAACGTCTATGTTGGAATTATTAGAAACACCACGAGAATACTTAAACGGTATCATTCCGTTTTCGATATTCCTAAAACGGTCAGTCCTAACAATGTCGGCAGATTTATTTCTACGCGTGCGTGTAGCGCTAGCTACAGTTTCATGCTTAGCCATCAAAGGTTCCGCACCTTGTTCCGTTTTCTTCCTTACCGCCATCTTTTACTTTAAAATTACACCTAAGCTATCATTCTGGGAGTAAAAGTATGATTAACTTGAGATACCTTGGTATTTTTAAGATCATTATAACTCTTAACAGCCCAGCTTCCTAACATTAATGTGGTGTAATTATCCTTTCTGGCTCTATTCACAGCTGTACTTCTCTTAAGATGCTGGGGTAGATCGAAGGTTTGGGTGCCTTTTGCTGTAGTCTTGACTTCTACAAGGGCACACTGTTTCTTTGATTGGTAAATTATGTCATCTTGAAATTCTATTAAGTCTCCCTTGTTTTCGTACGGCATCAGCTTTAGGGGAACTGCTTGGGCAGATACCTTGTCGAAAAAGCTCCCGCAAGCAGCGGTACGTGAAGCAAACCAGATTCTCTTATGATCAATGGAGGCCTGTAGATACTCGTTGGCTTCTCGTAAAAAAGTAGTGGAAAACAACTGTTTAAAGCAAATTACATTTTCTTTTTTGTTGTATTGTTGTTTCGCTGTAAGAAGCATTTTTTGATAATCGACCCCTTCCTTCTCACTATTAAAGTCAAAGAATTTAATTTCGGTACGCGAGCTCTGGAATAGCTCAGATTCGTTGGCGCTATCTATAAATTGATATCCCGCGTTATCTATGATTATCATCGAGAAATTGAAGTGGTTGACTAGATAATGCAAGTATTTTATATGATCCTTCAGGTCCCCTCCCGCGACAGCGTAACCGTGCACCAACGTAGAAAACGTAGTTTTTTCTTCGTCCAACTCCAACACAGACATAGCAAAAAAGTCGGAAGAGGGGCTATTGCTGAAACTTGGGTCAATGGCCAAAATGTACTCTTTGTCCACTTCCCCCTTTATCAAAGTGTGCTGTTTCTCTCCGTCGGGAATAGTACATTGATGCATTTTCTTTGCGCTAAAATAACTATCGCTTCCGTCTGTAAATTGAGCTGCATACTCTCTCATGAAAGACGAATTAGAAGCTCCCCCCGCTCGGGCTTCTTCAATAACGGTACTATCAATCATATCGGCAGGAATAGAATCAAATCCCATTTGCGAAATAAAATAATTAGATTGCATAATATCATCCGAATAAATATTACCCATCCAATTCTTATATGTGCGATAAAGGTTTTCAAAACTGTAACTCGCAGAAGACAACGCTATCATCTTTGAATTGTTTTCAAACACAATCCGGTCTTTCTCTTTCATCTCTCCCTTGGCGATAAGGTCGTCTTCCATTTCCCTTATCTTTATTCTCTCTGCCATATCCTGAGGAGCCACCAAGAACGGCATCAGTACCGTTTTGATAGTATCTTCAGGAAGCAGTAAAAACTCATCAAGAACTAAAACGTTGGCGCGAAAACCACGAATTTTTTCCCCGCTCAAAGGAATAGCTGTTATAGTACCCTCATTGATTTTCCACTCGAACTGATCGTTACGTTTGGATTTTGCCCCGAAAGCGTGAGCCAACATTTGAGCTTCTTTAGACTCAACTATCTTTTCTATGTTGTTGAAAATAAAACGAGCTGTACGAAAGGTCGGCCCCGCTATAAGTATCTTTGTTCGGGGTTCAAAAATACATTGAAGGAAACAGTAAACAGCCGCAATAAAAGTTTTTCCGCAGCCACGTCCCCACACACACATGCTAAAGTTTCTATTAAAGAATGCCTTCAGAGTTATTTCTTGGTAAAGGGCAAGCTTAATCCCCGACAAAAGCTCTGTGGTAAAACCAAGGTTAGAACGCATGAACTTAGCCAGCGTAATTTTAGCCTGCCGATCCCCGAGTTCCCCCTTTAACGCAAGGGACTCCTTGTTTATGTCTACGATAGGTTTATTGTATTTGTCAGGGCAATACCACATATCAATCCAAATACGCAATAAGAATCATTATCAACACTATTGCTACTGCTTCGTTATAGGTTAAACAAATATATCCCTTCATAATAATTTAAGATCATAGGCAAGCTGTAGATCAAACTTAATTTTTAATATTTTTGTTAGTAAAAGTTTCTTCACAATTCTTACGCATTCTACTCTTCCATCCACGAACAAAAACTGAATATGAGGAAATTCCTGAATCAACTCTCTCACGTTATGAAAAATAAAATCAGGGGTTACGCGGGTATTTTTTTTGTAGACATAAGGGAGTTTTTTAAACGCTAAACACTCTTCTAATTTTCGCTCAACAAGAATCACCATATACGCATCTTCTTCCGCCGCTCTTTTTATTTCATTTTTGAATCTTTCCAAACCCGAACTTAACGTGCCTATAAGGTCTGGAACAGACTTTCTCTCAATATAACAATTCCCAGTTTTCTTCTTGTCGTTAAGGCAGTAATCTCCAAATTTTAATCCCTTAACCTCGGTGGGGAAGTCTTTTATTTGTAAGGGGTTTTGTTCCCGTGAGTCAATGTATATTAAATGATCTCCATCAAACTCCTCCTTGAATTTTATTTTTCCGTCTGGTCCTTGGGCAGGCAAAGACGAAAGTTTATTCTTCAAGCCGATCCCTTCGCACAATTTATAATAGTCCTCAAAAATTATTTGATAATAGGAAATAGGTGGAACCAAAAGCGTTCTAAGTTCCACTTCGGTTGGGGTATACTTAAGGCCCTTTTCCCTCTTTCTTTTTGTTAAAAGACCTTTACAGTATTTTCTAGCTTTTTCCATGGAAGCTTCTTTCAGCCAACTTTTCAAATTTCTTTTGTTGTTGAAGTCGGCGGAAAGATACTGTTCTTTATTTTTAAATTTTATTAATTCCTTGGAGTATAAATCGTAACGAGGAAACTGTGTTTGGTAGTAGTCTCCTATCGAAAGTTTATGAGCTTTTATATGAAGATGAAGGCTCTTGTCTTTTTCGAATTCTTTTTTGCAAACATTACATTCAACCATTTAAAACTTCCTCTTCGCTGATACCCATGATACGAGACTTGATCTCCTCCATAGAGGTCAGCCTCTCTATCTCATTGGAAACATTCTTCTTTCGAAGTTCAGCTATCTTAATCATTTTATGTCTAGACTCCTCGCTTTTCCAAAGTTCTACAAGGTTCAATATGGAAGCAGATTCCTGCATCATTTTACTCATTCGCTGGCTTCTCTTCTCTTTCAGTTCATTAAGCAACTTGGTCTGGCGATTGACGCACTGGTTGTATTCTGTTTGGGCTGTGTTAATTGCTTCCACCAAACTCATCGCCATTCTGCGGCCCTCTGTGTCTTCCGCGTTTTGATCGAGTAATTGCTGTAATCTCTCAACCCGCCGCTGGATATTTGAAGCTATAACTACTTCCGCAGAGAGAACGATATATTGATCAACTTCCTCTTGAGTTAGGTCCGGTTTATCCCATGTATATCTTACGAAGCTGCTTTCGAATAATTCCCTATCTGTCTCAATATTGTAGGTACCAATTTGATGAAGAAAACGGAACGTATGCATGTAACCAATTAAGGTATACAAATTCCTTTTTACTTTAGTTGTGACTTTTTCTTTGTCTATTCCGTTGTAAACGTACTTGTTGACTCTAACCAATGCGCGAGCTTCTGACTTGGGTGGAGAATACCCTCCCTCTGCGGCGGTCTCCTCATTCGTTACGTCCGAATACTTAACTTTGTTATTTATGGTCTTAAGAAACTCAAACAACACCTTATACCTGAGGTCTAAGGGGGAAATGCTTGGGTCATCAAAAACTACCTTAGCCATCTCCATGGGCTTCATCGCACCACAATTATTCGAGATAAATTCTTTCTGATCCTCCGTAAGCTCAGTTTTCTCTTTTGGATAATATTTATGAGACACCTTAGCCTTAAGACTCTTTTCAGCCAGAAATTTCTTCACGGCTCTTCCATACTTAGATCTTCCATCTCTCATGTCCTCGGGGACATCAGGAAAAACTAATTCGATTAACTCTTTAATATAAGGGGGATCATCGGGACGATTATTCCATTCGTTCAACAGCGCTAACTGTTGGTCTTCGTTAAGTTCTATATTTTTGGAGCTCATAAAATTTCAATATCTCCGTCCTTCAACATTTTTTTAACTTTTTGTATTATGGATTTTTTAACATTTTTAATTTGTTTGTATCCGGGAACTCTATTTTTTTCATTCGTCTTATACCCCATTAAGGTCGCCGCCTCTTCTTCTGACATGTTGTTAATATAAAGAGCCTTATATATTTTCCATTCCGCAGGTTTTAAAGTAGACTCCATCTTAACGTGAAGTTTTTCCATCATCGAAATTACATCCAACCCCGAATACTCAGCAGAGTTTATTTCGTGTGAATGGTCATCTATGGAAACAGGCAACTTTGCATCGTATGCTTGTTTTTTGGTTTTTGTCCAGTTCGCGTAAAGAGGGCATGCTTCTGATTGCTTTCCGTAGATGTAACACAGATCACCAGCTTCTGCTGCTGCACATTTCAAACATGGCCGACAGTAATTCCCGTAATTATTTCTAATTAGGTTTTTTATCTGGTTGGAAATTATACGGTTAATCCATGGATTAAGAGGTTTTCGAGTGTCATATAAGTGCCACTTTTTGAAGATATGGATTCTTAAAATCTGAGAAACGTCATCGAAATCCATCCACGAAAGCGCTGTTAGGTTCCATTTGGATTTCCTTTTTTTTATTTCTAAATCTATCTGGTCAATTAAATCTTCGAATTTAGGTTTCTTGCGCCTGCTCATGGTTTCGAGATGATCCCGCGTCCCTCATAAAATCCTCAGCGAAAGACTCTTTGGAATAAGTAAGATCAGCATCTCTTACATAACCATCGTTATGTCCTTCCAAATTAGATCCGGCTAATTTATTCAGAGGTGTAATGCTGTATGATCGAGATTCACCTATTTCCACATTAAGCTTGCTCATGTTTGGCATCTCGAACCCCTCTTCCTCAACCTCTTCTTGAGTTGTTGCAATTGGAGTTCTGGGATCAGCTTTGAACACCCTCTTAGCTGGAGTCTTATTTAATGATGAGAAGGCCTCCCCACATGAGGCGCAAAATTTAGGCTTTGCTGCGGTGTAATTTGTACCACCCCCGCAAGTTGAACAATATATTTTCATCTTCTTGGTATTACACTATTTTACCAAAAATAATTGATTTTTCAAAAAAAGTGTATATCTTA